ATTCTTGGCTTCTCTAAATCTTGATGATCAAGGTTTTGAAAGTCTTGATGAGGTTTTGGCTGCGGCTGAATAATCTCAACCCTTCGGGGCCGGAGTTTCGGACAATTCGGACATAAGGTACAAACCTTAAAACCCTAAAACTTTATTACGATAGAGCCATTTTTTTCCCAGATCCATGGACAAACCTTCAAACCTCATTTCCTAAAAAAACATTACGAACCTCTAAAAATTTTTCCCCATGCCTAGCATATAAAACCTTTCTTGTCAAACCTTCAAACCAGAATATATGGTTTGTCTATTACCTATAATAGTATTACGATCTCTCTTTCACATCCCCGCCCCTGCGTGAGAGCCAGGACTATCAGACATTCTTAGGCGGGGATTACGAAGATGACACAATTCCCCCTAGTATAAGTACATACAAAACCTTCAAACCTTTTTCCTGGTTTTTTAAATAAATATCAAACCTTTTTATATTTTTTCCTGGTTTTTCTTAGTTTTATTGGACATTTTGCTGCATTTTTTATAGGGGTTTTAGGGAGAAAAGGTTTGACAAATAGGAAGGTTTGGGGTATAATCCGCTATCGGGATATGAGGTTTGACAAATGGAAAGGTTTGTGATAGGAGGTTTGGGGCCCCCAAGAGATTACGACGCCTCATTTAAAAGCGCTCCATACTCCATTTCACTCCACTTTACTCCACTCCAGGTTAAATATAAAAAATATCAGTAACATTTAATTGTGGATAAACCTGTGGATAACTATGCCAAACCACCTTATTGACATGTGGATAACTCTTGTGATATTCTAGATATATGGTAAATCTCAGAGGTATTCCAACACCTGTTTGTCCTTGTTGTGGGTCAAGCCTATTAAGGCTAACAGTTCAATTTGATCCAGATACATATGAGGTAGAGATGTATCTATTAGATGATGCAGAGTGTGTAGACTGTAAATGTTTAATAACAGCACCTACTCCATTAGATCATCCAGACTATGTATAGCCTATAAAGCCAGGGGACAAATAGGGTATACTTGGTATATGATATTTACAGATGCAGCAATAAAGAAAGTAGCAAGCCTAATCGCAGACTCTCAGATAACAACTCCTGGAAAGCCACAGTTTTTGAGGGTATCGGTTTCTCCTGGTGGATGTTCTGGTTTACGCTATGAAACCTACTTTGACTATGAAGAAAAAGAAGGGGATGTAGTGTATCCTTTTGAAGGCTTTTCTCTTAGGATAGACAAACTCTCCGACCCATATCTACAGGGCTCAACCTTTGATTTTGTAGACACAATCGAAAAGCAAGGTTTTACTATAGATAACCCTAACGCTCAAGGCTCTTGTGCCTGTGGGGATAGTTTTAATTAACTAGGGTTATATCTTATACTAGGGGTTATGGGTTATTCTTGACTTCCCCCGCAAAATTTGAGATACTAGAGTATGATCTGTAGGATATGCCTTGAAGAAAAAAATGTAAGTCAGATGGTTATTAACCATACAACGCCAGTAAAAATACACTACAAAGATATCTGCAAACCTTGTGCTGGGGACAAGAGCAGGCTTGTCAATAATTTAAGAAAGACTAACCCTATACCAGAAGATCATGCCTGTCCAATATGTCATAAAAAAGATAAAAAATACTACCTAGATCATGACTGGACAACTAAGCAATTTAGGGGATACCTGTGCAATGCCTGTAATGTAGCACTTGGGTTATTAAAAGATGATGTGGTTATTCTTAATAGGGCTATTGCCTATTTAACTTCCCCCGAAATTTTGTGAGATAATAGTTATATGAACCACAAACCTGTAGACTGGGATACAAGACTTCCAGACAAACTTATTGAGGAATGTCATAGGTGTAATGACTTTATTGTTACAGATAGCAAGATAGAAATAGTATTATTTATGATAGACCACTATGGTCAAGATAACCTTAGAAAATGTACTGCCCCTGAACCTTGACATATAAACCCTTCTATGGGACAATAGATATATGATTGTAACCTTATCCCAAGAAGAAGTCCGTGTATGCACCATGCTTGGCACTGAACGCTGGCTCACAAAGTTTGGCTCAGAAGACAAGCCTAACTATGCTAAAGGCAAAGCAGAAGGCAAATTAGAACATGAACTACTTGCTAATATCAGAGCCAATGTGTGTGAATGGGCTGTTGCCAAACAATATAATGTATCTTGGAATGTTCCTTGGTATCCAAACCATCTACATCCAAAGCGCAAAGGTTTAGCCGATCTATCTAAGAATATAGAGGTTAGATCAATTAGGACTCAAGATTCAATACCGTTTTGGAATAAGGACAAGGATAATTATATATTTGGGGCTAAGGTTTTAGATCCAGAATACTATACTCAGGTAGAGGTTTACGGTCATATAAAGGCAAGTGATTTTATGTTAGATGAGTATTACGATAACTATATCTCAGGGTGGAGAGTCCCAGTAAGTAAGTTTGCAGAATGAAGAAATGTGCTCATACTTGGTATATGCGTGAGCCAGGAATACAGTGTACAAAGTGTCTCATAGTGTGGGATAAGAGTATGGAAACCGATAGTGAGTCGCTAGACTCATAGTGAGGTTTAGAACCTCCTATCGGCGCCGAACTTTAAAACCTATTTTCGGCTTGACTTTACCAGCCAACTTTGATATACTGGAATTATGAACTGTGAACACATCTATGAACTTGATCTTGATGGTTTGGTGGCTTGCACTGCTTGCAAGCATGTTGTTGACGACGCTAATAATAGGCTTAAGCATGATTTTTGGCAATCCCAGATAAGTTTTGAGGAGTAAAAATGACATTAGGTCTAGTAGTATTTTTTTGTTCTGTAACGTGGCTAATCACAATGATGTACTATACCGAAAGGTATAAAGTTCTTTTGCATAATGAAGGTCTTGCAAAAGTAAGATGTGATCATTGTTCAATGCCAATACTTACAGGCTACAATAACCTTCGTCATCCTATGTACTGTGTTAGGTGTAAGTAAATGCCAAAGGTATTGTGTTTTGATTGTGGTGGTAGTTTTGAGGTTGATTACGATACCCCCAAGCCGACCCAGCAGTGCCCTAAGTGTAGGAGTTTACCTTGAACAAGAACGAATGTATTAAATGTGAGATGCACCATAAAGATCCACTTTTTTGGGAGACTCACCAGACTATGACTGATGGACGTATATGGTGTGCTTATGCTAGAAAACCTTGAAATACCCGACCCTTTTCAAACCTTTGTAACTAAGAAATATGCCAATGCTAAGGGCTTTGTATATGACTTCTTTGCCAAAGAGTGGTATCTTAAGACTGCTTGTTGTGGTGAAGAATTGTATGCCCCGAACAAAAAAACTATGACAAAAATACGTTTATACCATACAAGAAATGAGTGCTTAAATGGATACTGAACAAGCCTTTGACCAAGAGTTTACAGTTGAAGAGATTACGAAGGCTATTGTAGATCAGGCTAGGTCTGATGTTAAGGCTAAGTATGGAAACAAGAAACGGCATAGACAATGACAGGAATTACCTGTGTAAACTGCTATGGAACTAATGCCACTCAGGTATTACGAATTGGCGCTTTTTGTGCAGAGTGCTATACTTATATGATAAAGGAGGCTAAAAATGATTAATGTATTATTTCTTATCCCCGCATTTTTTATGGGGTATGTTGCATGTTATGTGGCAATGACTTATAAGGTTAAGCAAAATTAAAGAGCCAAAGATTATGAAGATGGACTGGAAGTCCCTTGGTTATGAAAGAGAGTATAAAGATGGAAAAGTCAGATGGGTTCCTAGGGAAGTATATAAAGGAAAACAGGACGAACAACCTACCTCTTAGGTGGTTTGCTAATCTGTGTGAAAAGCCTGCAAATTATCATTTAAACAAGTTTTTACACTATAGCGATCATGATGATTATGGAATTGTCTGTAGATTCCATGCACGTGTATCATACTGGCTCTACAAACCATATTTTAAATGGGGTACTTTTTACAGGTTGGTGACTAACAATGACAACTAATATAGATCAAATTATATTTGAGTCTTTGAAAAATATTTTTAATACTGCATTAATCATTCACACTATTGACAGTGCAAACTCTGCAATGGAAATAGATTATGAAAAAATAGCAAAAGCAATAGTAGATGACTTAGGGAAAAACAATTACTTTATAGTAGAGGGAAAAGATAATGGCGGACTGGACAGAAGAACTAACTGAAGAACAAAAAACAAACATAATGGATCTTATTGTTACCACAGTTAAAGAAATTAGAACTCAAATAGATCAAGATATTTTGTTTACCCAACAAATATGGGAACGCAAAGGCTTTGTAAAGAGTCGTAGAACACGTAAAGCATTTGAGGCATGTCGCTCTATTGTTCAAGGTAAAAATGAGGTCTTTAATGATTAATTATTTAGTTCCATTAATTTGTTTTATTTTAGGGATATGGGTGTTTAACTTATGAAGCATAACTTTTTGGATGGTTTCTAATGTGGTCCTGGATTCTTGCAGCCATTGGTGTGACTGGAATATTCTTAGTAGGTCGCAAGACTATCTGGGGATGGCTTGTATTGCTACTAAATGAATGCCTGTGGATAATTTATGCCGTGACCACAAAGCAGTATGGTTTTATTGTTGCTGCTATTGCATACGGTATTGTTTATATTCGTTCTTATTTGCATTGGAAGAGAGAGTAGTGGTATACTGTATATATGAATGATCAATTACCAGAGGAAATAGTTTACACAGATGGCGTAACGTTAAACGGAGAAAAAGTTTGGTTTCTAACCAGATGTCCTTCTTCTGAGTGCAAAGAGATGTGGTATTTTTCACATGAAGTTGACAATGTTGCCCATAATGAAGATAATACTCACAGCATTGAGTATCAAGGCATTGCTTTCGAACAAAATAATTTTAATTATATCTAAAAAAAAATACAGTATATAATGGCTGATCCAAATCAAACTCCATCCCGTGGAGAATGGCTATGCCCTTGCAGTGGTTGCCAGAAAAGCATTTCTGCAGAACGCAAACAACTAATTGAATTATTTGAAAAAGCCAAGCATGATTATATAATTTATCGTGGAGGATCTTTTAATGAAGACGGAACACTCTATTGGGCTAAAGATGACGCTATGGCATATGTTGAGGGTATTGAGGCAGTCATTGAATTAATTAAAGATAGAATGCCAAAGCCTAAAACTAAGCACCAGTAGCCAAGTTGGTTAAGGCCCCGAACTCATAATTCGGTTATCGTAGGTTCAAGTCCTACCTGGTGTACTATTGGTCTGTAACTCAGTTGGTAGAGTGGCGAACTGTTAATTCGCAAGTCGCAGGATCGAGACCTGCCAGACCAGCCAAGCGAATATTGCATAGTGGTAGTGCGTAACCTTGCCAAGGTTAATGTGCGAGTTCGATTCTCGCTATTCGCTCCAAGTCTCTATCGTCTAGTGGTTAGGACAACACCCTTTCACGGTGTAAACGAGAGTTCAATTCTCTCTAGAGATACGCCTTCTTAACTCAGTGGTAGAGTACTCGCCTTGTAAGCGAGATGTCGTCAGTTCAATCCTGACAGAAGGCTCCACACCCTTGTAACTCAGTGGAAGAGTGACACCCTTCTAAGGTGTAGGTCGCAGGTTCAAGTCCTGCCAGGGGTACTTAGTTATATGTTCCACCACGGCGTTTGTATTCTTGCACAACCCAACCGTTAGCGTATGCTGATGGATAAACCTTGAACTTTTTCTTTGCTGCTGCGATTACTCTAGCATACAGTTCTTTGTCTGATGGCTTACCTTTTTTGTCTCCAATTACATCACGAAAATTTTCTTTTTTAGATAAATCAAAAACTTCTGTTAATCTTTCTGCTCCAGGTACAAATTGACCAAAATCCATAAAAATATCTGATGATTCTTTAGTTCTATTTACGATTGCTCTTGACCACGAGAAACCAGCGTCTCCGCCCCATGCATCCCACATGATACGACCATTAGATGGATTAGATGTATTATAAAAGTCTTTACCTTTTTTGTCTACTTCATGCCTTGAAAAAAATGAGTACATTCTTTTAACTGTATCAAGAGACATTGCAGATCCATTAACAATATCTGTTGCTCTACCCCAACCTACAGGGGTTCCAGCACCAGTTGCTTTGCCATCTTCTTTCCACTTCAATGCACGTCTAGCAGCAGCCTTCATGCCAGAGTTAGGGGTATATGTATCAGCCATCCTACCATTATACTATAGATTGTGGTACAATTATTGTAAAAGGGGTGCATTTTGGCTAGAATTGTTTTTTTAGGTAACTTTGGTGTGGACTATAGTAGCGAGAATCATCATGCTAAGTCTCTTGAGTCCCTTGGACATACCGTCATTAAAATGCAGGAACGTGAGGCAAGAAGCCAACGTATCCTTGGGGAGTCCTTGGAGAGCGATCTATTTATCTGGGTTCACACACATGGTTGGAATACTCCAGGAAATATTGGCATGGAAAATGTTCTGGTCAAACTAAAGGAAGCAAACATTCCAACAATGACCTACCATCTTGATTTATGGTTTGGAATTGAGCGTCAAAAAGACCTTGAAGAAGATCCATTCTATAAAACCATTGGTCACTTCTTTGCTACAGACAAACTAATGACTGATTGGTTTAACGAAAATACGGAAGTTAAGGGACATTTCCTCCCTGCTGGGGTATACGATAAAGAATGTTACATTCATCCAGCATACGATAATACTTTTGATTATGATGTTATCTTTGTTGGAAGTAAGGGGTATCATCATGAATACCCATACCGCCCACAATTAATAAACCACCTAAGATCAGTATATGGTAAGCGCTTCCTTCACGTTGGTGGAGATGGAGATACAGGTACAATTCGTGGGGATGCATTAAATAAAATTTATGCTCGTAGTAAGATAGCAATTGGTGATAGTCTTAACATTGGTTTTAACTATCCTTACTATACAAGTGACAGAATGTTTGAGAGTACTGGTCGTGGTGGTTTCACTATCTACCCTCGCATTAAAGGCCTTGAGGACTTGTTCACAGACAAAGAGATTGTCTTGTATGAGCACGGCAACTTAAAAGACTTAGAGGAAAAGATTAATTATTATCTTGAGAATGATGAAGAACGAGAACTAATTAGATTTGCAGGGCACGAAAGAACAAAAAAAGAACACACCTATGTCCATAGGTGGACTGCAATCTTGAAAGAATTGGGAATTGGATGAATTGCTTGGTAACTGGAGGAGCAGGCTTTATTGGATCAAACCTTGTTGATAAGTTAATTAGTCTTGGTCACGATGTTGTTTGTATTGATGATGAGTCTGCAGAATGTCATGAGCAATTCTACTGGAATAATAAAGCACAAAACTATAAGTATGACATTTGTGACTATGATCTGATTGCCCCACTCTTTAAAGATATTGACTGCGTATTTCATGTCGCATCTGATGCAAGAATACAACCAGCAATACTAAATCCTAAAAAATCTATTCAATCAAATGCAGTAGGAACAGCCAACGTTCTTGAACTTTGTAGGATTAACAAGGTAGATAGACTAATCTATTCAAGCACATCCTCTTCTTATGGCAAAAAGGCTTTGCTTCCAAACCAAGAAACACAATCCCCTGATCCACTAACTCCATACTCTGCTGCTAAAGTTTTTGGTGAAAACCTTGCAAGGGTTTATTATAATCTTTATGGATTAAAAACCATTTCTCTTAGATATTTTAATGTTTATGGAGATAGACAACCATTAAAAGGTCAGTATGCTCCAGTAGTAGGCTTATTCTTAAAACAATACCACGAAGGAAAACCACTAACAGTAGTTGGAGATGGATCTCAACGCAGAGACTTTACACACATATCTGATGTAGTAGAAGCAAACATACTTGCATCTGAAGTTAAAGATGGATTTGGAGAG